GATTAATCGCAAAATCTTTTACTAGGAATTCTAACGCTTTTCGATAACCCATTCCACATATTTTATCGAAACCAAGTTGCTCCGCCTTATGCGACTGTGTGTATATTTTAACAAAATCCTCAGAAACTTTTTCAATCTCGGCGTCAAATGTTGGAGATGAGCAGAACTTAGGATCAGTTTGAATAAGTGTAGCTTCATCACATTCAGTGCGATATTGAGGACCAATGTATTCATATTCTGAGCAAAATGCTTTTGCACAACTTGGGCATAGCCAATGGACATATATTTTATAATGGTGGTCATCCAAGTCTGCCATTTCAACAAAATGGCTTGATAGAGCTTTAGGCTCTAAAACAACACCACAATGAGGACAATTTCTTGGCATATCAACTTTAAAATTTAAGTTGACACTAGGATATTCGATTTGCTTGCTTCGAATGACTTTTATCATTTATGGTCAGCTCCTTTTATTTTATTTTCTACATTATACCACAAGAAGTTAGATTTTTCAAGTAGGTACAAAAATGAAACACTACAAAATTAAGCTGACAGACAAGTTCAGCGGCGTAAGGCTGGTAACAGTCACGGCAAAGACGGCAGGCGAGGCTATGGACCTTGTTGACCGCTCAGAGGGCGAGAATATCGCCGTTATCGAGGAGCTTGTCTAGCATAGTACAACCCCGATATCCAATAGAATTGAGTAGGAGGTGATAAAAATGCCGAAATATCCGCCTTTAAAGGTCATAAGGCACGTTTCGTTCGACGGCGGCAAGAGTTACAAGCTTTGGGACGATTGCACGGAGCAGGAGCGACAGGCGGCTGCGGACAGTATAGGTCGCAAGCTTGCAGGAGCGCTGCAGGATATGGTCGGGCGTGACCCGTCGCTCTGGGATAAGCTTTGTGAAACGGCGAGGACTGAACACCCTGAGTGGATAGCTTAAAACACAGGACGTAAAAATGAAAGGACGTGAGAAAATGAACAACCTGATAGCAACGTTAGAGATCATCAGATATGTGTCAGCCGTAGCACTGTGTGTGTCACTGGTTGCACTGGTGATCTATGGGCTGTATCGAAACATAAAAGAAACCGCCGAAGACACAGTTCGTGAGGAACTGGAGCGTGCGGTGAGAGAAGCAGGCAGACCCATAGTCAAGGTCGAAGTTGAAATGAAAGGAAAGTGGTAATGACATTGTAGGAATACTGCTAATAACAGTAGCTGTGCTTGCAGGGATAGATGTAGTGATGTATCTTGTGCTGAGCGTGGTGGATAGGCACTGGGAGAAACGTTTTGAGAAAGAGGAGGATACCGATGATAACGAAAGAGGAGTTTGAAAAGGCGGTAAACTACTGTACAGAATTTACTGTTAGTTGCAAAGGTTGTCCGCTTAATGGAAAAGATTTGGTGTGTGGTGCATATTTTACAGAGTACATAAGAAACGAGCCTGCACCTGCGGCAACAGGCACAAGCTCAACGAAAAAAAGAAAACACTTTTCAAATTGATGATAGCACAAAATCGGATATATGTCAAGTGCTCGCAAGTGCTATGTCGACCCTTTTGGCACTGCGTCAGGAAATGGAGCCACATGAGAAGAAGGCTTTTGACCTTGGCGAGACATACAAGGACATCTGCTGTGCCAGTGCGTTGATGAGTAGCGTGCGAAAAGGCGGTGACGGCAATGAACATTAACGCAAAGAAAGCTCAGGACAAGCTGTCGCAGGAGCTGTCTGTCGCTAAGCTTGGCAAGTATGCACAGGCGGTTGCAAAGCCTACTCTTGAGGCTCTCAGCACTTTCTGTGAGCAGAACGAGGAATTCGCTCAGGCGGTTCTGCAGACGGACAGGACTTTCGCTGAGTGTGCGGAAAACGCTGTCAAGGGTGCAGGGGGAAGTATTTCGGATATCGAGATCTACCGCAGAGCTGTAAGATTTTACTTTAAGGGTGCGGACGTTCATTTCAATATGACTATCGACCTGGGCGACGGCTCGGACAGCGAAGAAACAGCAAAACCGCCTGTCAGCCTGTCACTTGACGGCTTGCTTGATTTCTAAGGTGACAGTATGAAAAAGACAAGAAAAGAGGCTCTTATCTACTGCTTTCCTGCGGTGGATAAAGAGCTTATGGATGAGATGAAAGGCAAGGGTGCTAAGAATTATGTGGTGTTCCTCACAAGGGGTGCTGAGCTTTTCGCACGTTGCTTTCACAGATACTCAAAGGGTGACCTTGTGGAAAGACAGCGGTATGTGTTTGCCCGTGACGGATCGGTGAGATACGGCAGTGATAACGGCATAAACTGGTCTGTGCGTAATGACTTCCGTGAGCCTGTCTTTTGCAAGTGCTGTATGGGATATAACTACGATAATTCCTATTCGGTGCTGAACGTCAAAGCCATAGACAAATCGGATATGCGGTACAGTCAGTATCAGCATTATCACGGTAATATGCTGATGAGCTATCTTCACGCATATTGCAAGCACCCTAATCTTGAGTATCTTATGAAGCAAGACTATGACGTAACAAGCGTGAGATACACAGGTTGGTGGGGATATCAGGAAAAGTTCCTGCTCTCTCAGCGTGTGAACTGGAAAAGTAATGACCTGCTGAAAATGCTCGGACTGAACAAGACGGAGTTCAAGACACTCAAAGGCAGCGAACAGCTGTGGGAGCAGTATCTTGACTATCGTGAGGAATATCCAAAACTCAGACCGGAAGATTTACTGAATATAGCAAAGGTCTTTAAGAACGAACACGGCACTCTTGAACGTCTTGTGAGGATAACAGGTCTTACACCGCAAAGGGTGGCACGATACATACACGAGCAGAAAATGACACCTCTTGATTACAGCGACTATCTGGAGCAGTGCGAAACACTGGAGTATAACATTCACGATACAATGATAGCATTGCCACACGATTTCTGGACAATGCACAACAGGCTCACTCAGATCATCAACTATGAGCATGACGAGCTTGTTTTGCAGAACTTCACAAAAAGGCTTGCAGAGCGTGTCTGCCTTGAATTTTCGGGAGACGGTTTGCTTATCAGACAGCCACATAGCTTGCAGGAAATAGAGGATGAGGGCAGGATACTTTCCCATTGTGTGGGTGGATATGCAGAACGCCATGCTATGGGGAAACTCAGCATAATGTTTCTGAGAAAAGTTTCTGAGCCTGACAAGCCTTACTATACTGTGGAGGTTAGCCAATATGGCGGTATCGTGCAGTGCAGAGGATATAGAAACAACGTGGTACAAAACGGCGGTGAGGACAAACCGCAGGAGATAAAGGACTTTGAACAGAAGTATCAGCGGTATCTTGACAGGGTGTTCGCTGAGAAACGAAAGGAGCGTAAAACAGCATGAACGAACTATCGGCAGAATATATCAAGGCGGTTGAGCTTGACCGCAGGATAAAGACCTCAGCTCAGCTTGCACAGCAGAGCCTTTACGATATGTGTATGGGCTTTAAGGAAATGAGAGACAGCAGGCTTTACAAGGAGCTTGGGTACTCAGATTTTGGAGAGTATTGCGAGCAGGAAACAGGGTTTAAAAGAACGAATGTGTATAATTACATATCTGTTGCTGAAAATCTTCCAGAAGATTTTGTCCACTCGAGTGGACAAATTGGAATAAAAAAGCTGACACTTCTTTCAACCCTGTCTGATGAGCAAAGAGAAACCATTACCGAAACCACAGATATAGAGAATACAACTGTCAAGGAGCTTAAAGCGAAAATCGACAGCGTGAAAAAGCAAAATGACGCACTTCACGAAGAAATGAGATACCGTGAGGAAGAACACGAAACGAAGTCACAGAAATTCAAGGATAGAATTGCTGAGCTTGAAGCCGAGATAAAGGACCTTGAGAGCCGTCCTATCGAGGTGGCTGTGGAAACGGACAGCAAAGAGGTGGCAAACCTTAAAGACGCTATGCGGCGTGTTGACCTTGACTGGTCGGAAAAATATTCAAAGCTTGAAGAAGACAGCCTGAAAGACCGCAGAGAGCTTTTGCAAAAAGCTGAGCAGGCTGAAAAGGACAAGCAGGAAAAGCTTTCACAGCTTCGTGAGGAGCTTGACAGAACTAAGGCGGAGTATGAGAAAAAGCTTGCGGGGAAGACAGAGATCACGTCAACGCAGGACGATAAAGCCATATTCAAGGCTTATCTTTCCACCGCTGTTGACAGCGTAACAAGGCTCGTGGGCTTTGTGAACGAGCATAATGACAGCGACAATTACGGACTTTTCACACAGAAAGCAAGACAGCTTGCGGATATAATCAATTCAAAACTGGAGGTATAAAAATGAAACTTTATGAGCTTACAAACGATTTTCAGAGGCTTTTTGACAGCCTTGAGGATATGACGGAAAATGCCGAGCTTACGGCAGAGGAAAAGGCTGAGGCTGAAAAGGTGTGGTTTGATACCCTTGAATGCGTTGAGGCTGAATTTACAGACAAGGCAGAGAACGTTGCGGCTTATGTTAAGGTGCTGAACAGCGAGGCGAAAATGCTTGAAGCAGAGGAGAAAGCCCTCAAAGCAAGACGTGAGCAGAAGGTCAAGCAGGCAGAGAGCCTTAAAGCTTATCTTATGAACAGTATGCAGAGGGTCAACCTTAACAAAATAGAGGGCGTTATGGCTAAGATAAGCATTACAAAGGGCAGGGAAAGCACAGAGATAACAGACCCTAAAGCCTTTGTGGAGTGGGCAAAGGTCAATGATGACAGCCTGCTGAAATACAAAGATCCTGACATAAGCAAGACGGCTGTCAAGGTGGCTATCGAGGCAGGCAGGAAGATACCATATGCGGCAGTTGTCCGCAGACCGGGACTGACCATAAGATAAGGAGGAAAAGAGAATGGGACTTGCGATACTTGTATTAGGCTTTTCGGGAAGCGGCAAATCTGCTTCCCTGAGAAATTTCAAAGAGGACGAACTTGCTCTTGTGAACGTGAACGGAAAACAGCTTCCGTTCCGCACGCAGTTTAAGTCAACGATACATACCGACAATTACGGCGAGATAGAACGCTTTATGAAAGCTCAGACGACAAAGTCAATAGCCGTTGACGATAGTCAGTATCTTATGGTGAACGAGTTTATGCGCCGTGCAAAGGAAACGGGCTATCAGAAGTTCACCGACATTGCAAAGAATTTTTGGGAGCTTGTGAGAAGCGTTGAAATGCTTCCCGAAGATGTTATCGTGTATTTTCTAAATCACCTTGATACAGGCGAGGACGGCAGACAGAAAGCTAAAACTATCGGCAAGCTGCTTGATGAGAAGATAACTGTCGAGGGTATGTTCACAACTGTGCTTAAAACTGTTGTGGTTGACGGCAAGTATCTTTTCGCCACTCAGACGGACGGCACTGACACCTGCAAAAGTCCTATTGGGCTGTTCGACAGTATGTACATAAGCAACGATCTGAAACTTGTTGATGAAGCGCTGAGGACATACTATCACCTTGCAGACGAACATATCTGCTCAGAGTGCGGAAAGACGATAATGTCAGACGGCAGGCGTACTGTTCAGCAGATAATAGACGGCTCGATGAAGAATTACGGCAAACAGCTTTGCATGAAATGCGTTCTGAAAAGGGTAAAGGCGGCGAAGTCCAATGAAACTGCGAACGTATCAGAATGAGCTGGTGGAGCAGGTAAGAAAGGCGTGGAGAGCAGGGTATAAAGCACCCTGCATAGTCCTGCCCTGCGGCGGAGGAAAGTCCTGCATTGTGGCTGAAATGGCAAGGCGAACGACCTTTAACGGCAAGCGTGTGCTTTTTCTCGTCCATAGACGTGAGCTTGTGGAGCAGATAAAAAAGACGTTTATTCGCTGGGGCGTTGATATGAAACTTTGCGAGGTTGGCATGGTGCAGACTATTACAAGACGGCTTAAAAAGCTTGCCAAGCCTGCACTTATCATAACTGACGAAAATCACCACAGCCTTGCTCAGTCCTACAAACGCATATACGAATACTTTTCGGACGTGCCGAGAGTGGGCGTTACTGCGACTCCTGTTCGCCTTAACGGTGACGGGCTTGGTGACGTGAACGACAAGCTTATCATTGGCGTATCTGCAAAATGGCTTATTGATAACAACTGTCTTGCACCTTATGACTACTATGCTCCTGACGTTGCCGACCTTACAGGGCTTCACGTTTCTCACGGTGAATATATGGCGGCGGAGATAGAGAAAGCTATGGTGAAAAACACTGTTTTCGGCGATGTCATAAAGTATTACAAACAGTTAGCAAATGGCAAAAAAGCGGTCTGCTACTGTGCTTCCGTCAGACATTCTCAGCGAACGGCAGAGGTATTTAATGACAACGGCATAAAGGCGGCACACATCGACGGCTCGACCCCAAAGGCAGAGCGTGACAGCATTATCTCAGCTTTCCGCAGGGGAGATATAACTGTGCTGTGCAACGTTGACCTTATCTCAGAGGGCTTTGACGTTCCTGACTGCGAGTGTGCCATACTTCTGCGACCCACCAAGAGCCTTACTCTTTACATTCAGCAGGCTATGAGATGTATGCGGTATCGCCCAAATAAAAGAGCCGTCATAATCGATCACGTTGGCAACTATGCAAGGTTTGGTATGCCTGACGATGACAGGGAGTGGAGCCTGGAGAAAAAGCCGAAAGCTCAGCATAAAAAGCAGGAGCAGAGCGACAAGGTGAAACAATGCCCCGAATGTTTCTATACTTTCTCCGCTCCTCCTGCGGGGGTGAAAGTATGCTGTCCTCATTGCGGATATGAGTTCCCCTCAGCCGAGAGAAAGCTTGAAACAGATAACAGCGTGGGGCTTGTAAAGGTGGAGGGATTTAAGCTTGATTTTTCAAGTCCTGCCGATTGTCATACCTATCCCGAACTTTTGCAGTATGCGAAAAGTCACGGCTACAAATCAGGCTGGGCGTATTATCAGGCAAGGCAAAGGGGGCTTATAGGTTGACGGAAGAACACAGGATACAAAACGAGATACGCTGTGCGGTGTCGCCCTACTGCACTGTCTTTCGTGTGAACGTGGGCGAGGGCAGAACAGTTGACGGCAGATATTTCACTACAGGTGTGCCGAAAGGTTTTTCAGACCTGTTCGGCGTAAGGCATAAGGACGGCAGAGCTGTCTTTATCGAAGTCAAAACAAAGTCGGGACGAGTTCGTCCCGAGCAGAAGAAGTTCATAACAAAAATGCGTGAGTGCGGAGCATTGGCAGGCATATGCCGCTCAGCAGAGGACGCAGTAAATTTATTAACGGAGGAATAAAAAATGGGATTTAAGTCAAATCAATCAGAGGCATTTCAGAACGGATTAAAGCCTGAGGGCGATTACGAGTGCATCATAACCGCTATCGAGGAACGCACGACAAAGAAAGGCTCGGTGGGTCTTAACTTCACTCTCGTCATCAGAAATGACGTGCAGGGACAGAAATACGGCAACTCCTGCCTGTTTCACACCATATGGAAAAAGCACGAGCCTAACGAGAACGATATGCAGGTGGAGGGCTACAACTTTGCTCAGCTTATGGCAATGGGCAAGGCGGCTAAGCTTCCTGACGGCAAGGAGTATGACAGCCTTAAAGCATACTGCACCGACCTGCTGAACAAGTGCATAAGGGTAGATCTCACGCACGAGGAATGGAACGGCAAGGAGCAGGAACGCATTAATTTTGTCAACCCTACAAAGTATCCTGAGTGCAAGCATAAGTTTAAATCCTCTGCGCCAACGGCGGACAGCTTTGCGACTAAGCAGACGGGCTTTGCAACGCCTAAGACAAATACGCAGGCTGACAGCGCCATAGGTTCGCTTGAAGATTTTGAAGACGTGCTTACAGATGACGGCGTGCCGTTCTGATTTCTGAGAAAAGCGAAAAGTCGTAGTGCTTTTGCATAAAAACGCAGATAATATTTTGTACAAACAAATGATTTATATTTTAATTTGGCAACATTTCTGCAATTGTTGCATTTTTAATGCAACTTTTTGAACGTTTTTCGGGGATAAGTGAAAGGCTTTGACTTTTCAAAATTTACGTTAGGAGTTGGATATATGTACGAACAAATACCGCAGGAGCTTAAAGCCCTGCCAAACTGGATATGCTGGGACGCTGTGCCTGATGAAAAGAGAGGGAAGATAAAGAAAGTGCCGATAAACGCACTTACAGGCGGAGGGGCTATGTCAAATAACCCCTCTACTTGGTGCGATTTCGATACGGCTGTGAAAGCCTCAGAAAAACATTCGGGCATAGGATTTATGTTCGGTGGCTGTCCATATTTCGGTGTTGACATTGACGGCAAAGAGGAGGAGCTTGAGGCATACCAAAGGGGAGAGAACGGCAACATCATATCTGAATTTATCTCCACCCTGCAAAGCTATACTGAGATATCTCAATCAGGCAAGGGCATACATATCATATGCAGAGGAAAGCTCCCGAAGCGTGGCAGACGTAAAGGCTCAGTTGAGATGTATGAGGACGGCAGATTTTTCGTTATGACAGGCAACTCCTGCTCAGAATATGAGGGTATCGCAGAGTGTTCCGACAGCATAAAGCCATTGCACGAAAAGTATATAGGAGGCGGTCACGAGCCTGTGGCAAAGGCTGTTCCTGCTGTCAGACTTGACACCGCAGACCAGATAATCAAAGCTGCGGCAGGCGCAAAAAACGGAGGAAAATTTGTTTCCCTCTACAGTGGAAGAACCGCAGGATATACCTCGCAGAGTGAAGCTGATATGGCGTTCTGCTCGATGCTTGCCTTCTGGACAGGCTGTGACGCAGAGAAGATGGATATGATATTCCGCTCCTCAGGTCTTATGCGTGAAAAGTGGGACAGGGCGCAAAGCGGTTCGACCTACGGAGCACTCACCATTCAGAAAGCCATTGCAGATTGCGACAAGACCTATTCGCCAAAGTTCGCAGGGGGATTTTCTCTTAATTTCAAGTCACCCTCTGAGCCTGTTTCTGTGGGCGCTGTGGAGCAGGAAGAAGCAAAGCCAAGACTTTATTCATTTGACGATACAGGCAACGCAGAACGCTTTGTTGACCTTTTTGGCGAGCAGGTGAGATACTGCTATACAGACAAACGCTGGCTTTGGTATGACGGCAGAAAGTGGTGTACCGATATGACAGGCACAGTTAAACGCCTTGCTGATAAGGCTGTGGCTTGTATGGCGGCAGAGGCAAAGGTGTACGCTCAGCTTGACGCAGACGAGGGAACGGATATGGCAAAGGCTTTTGAAAAGCATATGAAGTCCTGCCGCTCTAACAAATCAAAGAACGCAATGCTAAGCGAGGTCATGCACCACGTTCCTGTTCTGCCTGCTCAAATGGACAGATTTAAAACTGTTCTCAATACACCTGGGGGAGTTATCGACCTGCGAAGCGGCGGCATATCTCCTCACGACCCTATGACATATCTGACGAAAATGACAGCCGTTGAGTATTCAGAGAATGCCGATTGTCCTCGCTGGCTTGCCTTTCTTGACGACATTTTCAGAGGGGATAAAGACCTTATCAGATACGTTCAGAAAGCTGTGGGATATTCCCTGACAGGCTCGACCACCGAGCAATGTGCGTTCTTTCTTTACGGAACAGGACGAAACGGCAAGTCAACTTTCATTGATATCATAAGGGATATTTTCGGGGACTATGCGGCAAATATCCAGCCTGAAACTATTATGGTGCGCAGTAATCAGAGCACCGCCATAAACAGCGATATAGCCCGTTTGAAAGGAGCAAGGCTCGTGACAAGCGTTGAGCCTAACGAGGGCGTGCGTATCAACGAGGGTCTGCTCAAACAGCTTACAGGCGACGATACTGTTACCGCAAGAAAGCTTTACGGCGACGAGTTCGAGTTCAAGCCTGAGTTCAAACTTTGGATGGCGACAAACCATAAGCCTGTCATCAGAGGAACGGATACGGGCATATGGCGCAGGATACATATGATACCCTTCACCGTGCAGATACCCGAAGAAAAGATAGACCGCAGGCTGAAATACAAGCTGTCGGCGGAGCTTACGGGCATATTCCGCTGGGCAGTTGAGGGCTGTCTGCTGTGGCAGAAAGAGGGGCTTAAAATGCCTCGTGCCGTCCTTGAAGAAGTGAGGGAGTACCGCCGTGAAATGGACGTTATCTCTGCATTTGTTGAGGATAAGTGTACTGTGGGCAAGGGTCTGAGCGTTAAGTCAAGTCAGCTTTTTGCGGCATATCTTAACTGGGCTGAGCAGAACAATGAATATCGTATGAGTTCAACAAAGTTCGGTATGGAGCTTGCAAAACGCTTTGAGAAAGTAAGAACAAGGGGCGGTATATACTTCAATGGACTGTCACTTGATAATGTGTAAGTAATTGTAAGTGTGTAGGGTTGTGTAGGGTTGAAGGGCTTTTCTAACCTTTCGTATTAGAAAATAAAAAGAATATATATAAAGAAAGAGTTCTTAAAAAAGGGTGCAAACCCTTCACAACCCTTCACAGAGGGGGGATAATCATTAAAATAGATTTCAAAAGAATGTCACAAGAAGAGTTCGCAAGATATGAAGACATGGCGATAGACGGCAGGCTCATCTATGACGAGTATCCTGCTGAGGAATATAAGTATTTCTCGCAGTTATCAAGACTTGGCTACAAGAACAGGCACGAGGGGTGGTCGAAAGAGATATGCGAGGACAAGCAGGCAGAATACAAGCGGGAGTATCTTCACAGCAAAGAGCGAAACGGCAGGTTCTTCAGACAAGCCTGCATAATGCAGGAGAATATCCGCAGAGGGCAGACAACGGTCTGGAAGATAAACAAGGCAAGCGACCCTGCCGAAAAGCTTGAATACGCATTGCAGGCACTGGAGCTTATACTCTGCGACGAGGGGTTTGCGAAACATAACGGCGTAAACTTACCTGAATATGCAGGCTGTGAATACTGCAATGGAGTGACAGAGTGGAGCGAAAAGCTTGGTGCAGACGGCAAGGAAATCCGTTTTGAGTTCTGTCCTGTTTGCGGAAGAATGATCGAGGAGGGATAAAGGTTGACAGCAGAAGAATATTTGAACAAGCTGGTGGATATAGACAAGCGTATATCGGCGATAAGGCGTGCCATAGAAAAATGCTATGCAAGGGCTGAGAGTACATCGCCGCAAAGCTCCGATATACCGCCCAGCTTTACAGGCGGCACGTCAAGAAAGATAGAAGACAGCGTTGTGATGATAGCGGATTATAAGACGGAGCTTGAAAAGCTTTGCAAAAGTTACGAACAGATGTCATACAATGTATTGTGTATCACGGACAGTATGCCTGACAGCAGACTTGCGGCGTTGATAATCAACAAATACATAAACGGAATGTCATGGGAACGAACAGCTGAGGCTCTTGACCGTGAGGCAAATTATACTCGCAAGGTGCTTGGTCCAAATGCGATAAAAATGTTCAAGAAATTTTATCAGACACCCGAAAAAGCCCTTGTATCACCCCTGTCAAGAGAGTATAATGATAATATGCCATAACGGCAAAAGTTTCTTTGCGGACCTCCATAAAAAGTCCGACGGGGCGAAAGCTCCGTATGCAGGTCGAGAGCGTGCCAGCTCAACATCTGCTCCAACATTTACTTAACTCCTTATAATATATTTGCGAGAGGCACTCCTATGGGGGGTGTCTTTTGCGTTTAGTACTTACAAATTCGTAGAAACAATGATCAAAAGCATTGACAAAATGAATTTATTTATGGTTAATAAATTCATATAAGCTGAAATATTTTCATATCTATATGCATATGACAGATGTATTTTAAAACTTATGGTTGACAACACTACGGCATTATGGTATAATATATAAGATTATTGCAATTAAAAATTGCGATGGTTAGACACAATGATTGAGAGTGTACAATAAGTAGTAAATAAAAAAAGAAGGCAGTTGGTGGCTACCTTCTTTTTGGGGCTTGTCTTATTTTGAATTAAACATCAAGTTAGTGATAACTGCTATGATTACATCAATGGTTGCTTCTGGGAAGATACGCAATGTGAAACAAATCACTAGTGTAAGAATAGACACTTCAAGCGAGCTATACATCCTACTACTCGATGAGCGGTTGTTTCTATCGCTCATATTATACACTCTCCTTTCTTGGTATTATTTTCTTTTAAAACTTGTCCTATTGCCTCACATTTAGTTCGGCTTGGTTTTAAATTGGTTATAAAAAAAGTACAAGTGGAAATACACTCCCACTTGTACTAACTTGCAACTCGAATACTGTGTCAAACAGTTGCTAAGTGATAAAGTTTGACACAATTTGGCTATTTGTGTGCAACAAAAATATAGTAGGATGTAGGTGCGATATATTCAATATCATTTTGAGTATTAACATTCTGATTTCCTCGTCAAATTTAAGGGCTTATTTTTTACAGTCTAGTCGCCATTTGTTATTTAAATTACGGTTGGTTTATTTTATTTGCAGTGTACTGCCACCCATGTATTATACATGATACATGGATTTTTTGGCCTTTTTATAAATAATATATTAACATTGTTTAAAGAATTGTCAGTTGGTTGAAATTTAACTTTTCATTAAATTTATATTTGTCGGTTTTATTATATCAGAGTATTTCCGTTAATATTGCGAAAATGAGTTTGGTAGCTTACCAGGCTCATTTTTTTTATAAATAAATTAGTTAATCGAGGTGAGGTGAATGCCGAATGAACAGAATTTAATAGTTCCAAGCTCGAGTGAAGCTCGAAAAAACGGCTCAAAAGGCGGTAAAAAATCAGGCGAAGTCCGCAGGCGTAAAAAGACTATGAAGCAGGTAATGGACTTCCTGCTTGAACAGCCTGCCAATACCAGAGCGGACTATGAGTTTCTCGTGGAGCAGGGCATTGACCTTAACAGCCTTGACCCCGACTTCATAAATAATATGCTGCTTGTGAATGCGGCTCTTATGGCAAGGGCAAAGCAAGGGGACGTTGCGGCGGTGAAAGAGCTGCGTGACATTATCCGTGATGACGATATGCTCAAACATAAGATAAAATACGATAACGCAAGGCTCAGGCTTGAAAAACAAAAGCTTGAGCCTGTTTCTATGCCTGATAAGGTGTACAGCGGTATCCCTGCGAGCCTTGTTGCTCCTACGTTCTCGCCTGTCCTGTTCGATATTGCAGAGCAGGAACATTCCGAGTATGTTTTCCCCGGTGGACGTGGCTCGACTAAATCTTCATTCTGCGGTCTGAACGTTATCGACCTGCTTATGAAGAACGAGAATATGCACGCCTGCGTCCTGCGTTCTGTGGCGAATACTCTTAAAGACAGCGTTTATTCTCAGATACTTTGGGCAATATCTGCACTTGGTCTTGATGATGAGTTTGCCTGCACAAAGTCGCCCCTTGAGATCACACGCATTTCAACAGGGCAGAAAATATACTTTCGTGGTGCTGATGACCCGCACAAGATAAAGTCTATCAAGCCGCCTTTTGGCTATATCGGCATCGTGTGGTTTGAGGAGCTTGACCAGTTCGGCGGTGAAGAAGCTGTGCGAACGATAGAACAGTCTGTTATAAGAGGCGGCGAGAGAGCTTATAAGTTCAAGTCTTTCAACCCTCCGAAGCCGGCTCAGAACTGGGCGAATAAGTACATCAAAGTGCCGAGAACGGACAGACTTGTTACCGAAAGCACTTATCTTACTGTGCCAAAAAAGTGGCTTGGCAAGCCTTTTCTTGATGACGCCGAATTTCTCAAAGAAACCAATCCCACTGCCTATGAGAACGAGTATATGGGCGTTGCAAACGGTACTGGTGGCAATGTTTTCGATAACGTCCTCATAAGAGAGATTACCGACAGCGAGATAGCACAGTTCGATAACATCTATAACGGCGTTGACTGGGGCTGGTATCCCGACCTTTACGCTTTTGTCAGAGTGCATTATGCCCCTGCTCAGCACACGCTGTTCATATGGCAGGAATACACCTGCAACAAAACAAAGAATGTTGATACCGCAAAGCATTTGCTGGAGCTTGGTATCACAGCAAATGACCTTATCACTTGCGACAGTGCAGAGAATAAGTCTGTTGAGGATTACAGAGCATACGGCTTGCTTGCAAGAGGTGCAGAGAAAGGTCCTAACAGCAGGGAGTATTCATATAAGTGGCTGCAATCTCTGCGAAGTATCGTTATAGATAACAAGCGTTGTCCTGTGGCTTGTGAGGAGTTCATCAACTGCGAGTATGACAGGGATAAAGAGGGCAACGTTATAAGCGGCTATCCCGACGGCAATGACCACGTTATCGACGCCGTTCGGTATGCAATGGAAAGAGTATGGAAAAGGCGGGGTCAGTAAGCTATGGGCATTATTTCAAAAATAAGGGAGTGGATAAGCAGAATGCTTTCAAAGTCAGATATAAAGGGCGTTTACGGCATTGATATCGCCGTGACGGACAGTATGATAAGAGCTATCGACAAGTGGGACAGAATGTATGCAGGTAATGCAGCACCCAAGGGAGTTCACTCTCTGCGGCTTGAACACGCTGTTGTGAGGGAGTTTGCAAACACGGCTATCAATGAAATGACCCTGAAAGTTTCCAACGATAAGCTTGATGCCATAATGAAAAACGTCCTTGAAAACCTCAACAAAAATCTGCAAAGAGGTCTTGCAACAGGAGCAATGATAATAAAGCCGCTGGGTGCTGATAAGGTGCAGTATGTTCCACAGTCGCAATTTATTCCTGTGGAGTATGACGTGAACGGCAGGCTTATAAAGGTCATTTTCCCTGAGATAAAACGCATGGGCGATAATGATTACCGCATAAGGCTTGAATATCACGCTCTGGACTATGAAAAAGGACTGACTATCACAAACAGGGCTTTTCGCTCCAATGACGGCGTGTCTCTTGGTGCTGAGATACCTCTCACGGCTGTTTCAGAGTGGGCGGAGCTTATCCCTCAGATAGCCTATCCCCTTATGCTGCGACCCTCTTTCGGCTATTATGTCAACCCTATCGACAATACAGTTGATGGTTCACATTCAGGCGTATCAGTGTTCGCAGGGGCGGAAGAAGTTATAAGAAAAGCTGATATCCAATTCGGCAGGCTCGATTGGGAGTTTGAATCAGGAGAGCGTGCAATAGACGTTGACGAGGCTGTGCTAAGACCTGTGACAGACCCGTTCACAGGTAAGAAGCGTGCAGAAATGCCTAAGCTCAATGAACGGCTTTTCAGAGGGGTAAATGTGTCGGCTGGCACGAGCGGTGACTTTTATCACGAGTTCTCACCGCAGTTAAGACAGGCTGATTTTATTGCAGGACTTGAAGAATACAAGCGTGAGATAGAGTTTGCTGTGGGGCTGTCCTATGGGGATATCTCAAACCCTCAGACAGTTGACAAGACGGCAACGGAGATAAAGTCCTCAAAGCAGAGAAAGTTCGATACTGTCACGGCGATACAGAATAACCTTCGTGTCTGCCTTGAAGACCTGTGCTATTCGCTGGCGTTCTATAATAGGCTTACTCAAAGCGGTTATGAGCTGTCTGTGAACTTTGAGGACAGTATCCTTGCTGATGATGAAACAAAGCGTGCAAGCGATCGTCAGGACGTTTCTATGGGCATTATGCCATTGTGGGAATACCGAATGAAATGGTATGGTGAGGACGAGAAAACGGCTAAGAAAATGACCTCCGACAGCACCGCAGAGGTGATAGAATAATGCTCAAAGCAAGCGAGATAGAGCGAGTTTCAATGGTTCTTGACAAGCCTCTGCGTGACCTTGAAATGCAGATAATGGAGGATATTGTCCGCAGGATAAAGATAAACGGCGAGATAACACGTTCGGCGGATTGGCAGATATACAGGCTTCATGAGCTTGGTATGAGCAAGCGTGAGATAAAGAAAGTCATTGCCGATAACCTTGACCTCTCCAAAGCTGAGATAAAAGAGCTGTACAATGATATCCTGCAAAAAGGCTATGAATGGGACGATAGCATATACAAGACCAAAGGCAAGGCACGGATACCCCTTGAAGAAAATGAGGGCCTGCAAAGGCTGCTGTCGGCTGTATCGGAGCAGACTTCGGGGGAGCTTAAAAACATATCTCAGTCACTTGGATTTGCAGTAAAACAGCCTGACGGCAAGTTGAAATTCACGCAGGCGGCAGACTTCTATCAGCAGAGCCTTGATAACGCCATAATGGGCATAGCAAGCGGAGCGTTCGATTATAACACGGTCATAAAGAAAGTCATTTCGGATATGACGAACTCAGGTCTGCGTACTGTGGACTATGCCACAGGCTGGAGCAACAGGGCAGACGTAGCCGCAAGGCGTTCGGTAATGACAGGGCTTTCACAGCTAACCGCAAAAATGAATGAGGAAAACGCCAAAGAGCTTGGCACAGACTATTTTGAAGTCACTTGGCACAGCGGAGCAAGACCCTCTCACCAAGAATGGCAGGGCAAGGTCTACAGCAAAAAAGAACTTGAAACTATCTGCGGTCTTGGTACTGTGACAGGTCTGTGCGGAGCGAATTGCTATCACGATTATTACCCCTTTATTCCCGGCATATCTGAGCGTTCCTACACAGATGAGGAGCTTGCACAGATGAATGCAGAGGAGAACAAGCCTGTTAAATACGGCGATAAAGAGTACACAAAGTATGAGGCTTTACAGCGGCAAAGAAAGCTTGAAACTGCAATGAGAGCTCAGCGGCAGAAAATACATCTTCTTGAAGAGGCAGGCGCAGATGAGGAAGATATCATCAACGCACGCTGTCGATATCGTGGCACTTCCCAGGAGTATACAAGGTTTTCAAAAGCAATGGGTCTGCCTCAGCAAAGAGAGCGTGTGAACGCAGACGGATTAGGGAATATCGGGGCTGGAAAAACCAAGATAGACTTGACGCAAAAAGATTATAGTGATATAATTGATATGAAAGGTAAGATGTCTGATATAGACGTGCGAAAGTGGTATAAACACCACAACAAAAATATCCCTCAGCTTATCGACAAAAGCAAGTCTATTGAAGAACAGGCAAGACAAGCTTGTGAACTGCGTAACAAATATCGCTTTCAGGCAAGAGAGTTAATGGAAGATCAAAAAGCTCGTAAAACCCTTGACCAGACCGACCCTATCATTTCTTTTGAAGACTTGGTATCAAATAAAATGGTACGAAAAAACATGAGCAGAGAAGAAGCCGTAGCAGACACTTTGAAGACCGCTGTAAAAACACGAAGATCAGTAGATAAAAGGTATGGATTGGATGATAAGCAATGAAAAAATATGAATACAATATTTGCACGGCTGCGGACAAAGAAATTTTTGAAAAGCAATGTGCAGCATTGGAAAAGCATATTCCAGGCATTGAACGGTCCGATATGCTGACAGATGTTGACGGCTCACAAACGCAGATATATGAATTAAACGGAAAGAAGATAATCGTACACAACAGTTATTATATTGACGCTGTGTACATTGATTCAGAAGTTGAACTTACAGAGTATTTCAAATGATAATTTTACCGCTTGACTAAGGTCGGGCGGTATTTTTATACCCAAAAATCGGAACTAAGCACCTTAACGGGTGCTTTTTTCATACCATTTCGTCCTTGATATGACGTTAAACTGTCAGACTTTCACACCGCAGACAGAGCGGTATATAAGCTATGTAGAAAGGACAAACATATGAAGAACATTTTTGAGATCCTTGCCTCTCTGGGTATCGTTATCCCTGAGGACAAGAAACAGGACATCACAAAACAGGTGGCAGAGAATTATAAGACTGTGGCTGAGTTTGAAAAGGTGAAAAGCCGCCTTGAGGTGGAGCGTGATAACTATAAGGACAGCCTTGATACCGCACAGAACTCTCTCAAAGAATTTGAAGGCGTGGACGTCAAGGAGCTTAACGGGAAAGTCGCACAGCTCACCGCTGACCTTGCTAAGAAAGATACCGAGTATCAGGCGAAGATATCTGATATGGAGTTTGACACTGCCCTTGATAACGCTATCTCGGCAAGCAAGGCAAGAAACGTCAAGGCTCTTAAAGCTTTGCTTGATGTGGAAACTCTCAAAGCTTCCAAAAATCAGGCTGAGGATATCAAGACGGCTATCGAGAACGTGAAGAAAGATAACGATTATCTTTTTGAAAGCTCCGAGCCTATCAAGAACCCGGTTGCTCCCACAGGCACGCCTGCCGCAGGTGAAGTGAGCAAGGAAACCTTTGCAAAAATGGGGTATATGCAGAGGCTGGAACTTAAACGAACAGACCCCGAAAAATACGAACAGTTGAAAGGATAGGATATTATGAAAATGACAAATGGCATTAGAATTTCTATGCAGTATTTCGCAGAGCAGACAAAGATCACCGACCTTATCGATCCTGAGGTAATGAGTGATATGATCGACGCAAAGATAGAGTCTAAGATAACTGTATCTCCCTTTGCGAAGATAGACAGAACGCTCGTTGGCGTGCCTGGCGACACTATCACAGTGCCGCAGTATAAGTATATCGGCGACGCAGTTGATGTTGCAGAGGGCGTTGAAGCCGAAACTGTCAAGCTTGAAACAGACTCCACTCAGGCTAAGGTGAAGAAAGCCATGAAAGCGGTGGAGATAACTGATGAAGCGGTTCTCAGCGGCTATGGCAACCCTGTAGGTCAGGCGACTTCACAGCTTGCAATGTCTATCGCTTCTAAGGTGGACGCAGACAGCATGGACGCACTCATGAAAGCCCAGCTCATCTATGACGGCTCGGCTTCTGTTATCTCTTACAGCGGCATTGTTGACGCTGTTGACAAGTTCAATGAGGAGCTGAACACCGAAAAGGCTATGTTTATTAACCCTCATCAGAACTCACAGCTTAGAAAGGATCCGAACTTCATTTCAGCAGATAAGTATGACGGCAATGTGGTAATGACAGGCGAGATAGGCAAAATAGCGAACTGCCGTATCGTTCCGTCAAAGAAAGTTTCACTTAACGAGGCTATCCCGGAACAGTATGTGAGAGTTGACAGCGATGCAGAGGGTGCAAAGGAAGTCGTTGCGGACAGCACAGCTTCACCGACTGCATCACAGATAAAGCTCGGCTCAGTAACGCCTTGTGCAGATGGCTACACTCCAAAGGTGGGTGACTATGTTGTAAAGAACGCCGCTGTTAAGGCTGGCACTTTCTACATATGTCCTATCATCAAGCTCAACGCTGATACTGAAACAGATGACGAAACATCAGCTCTGACTATCTACCTCAAGCGTGACACCAACGTTGAACCAGAGAGAAGAAGCACAAAGCGCTGCACAGTTATATCTGCTGACAAGCATTACACTGTGGCTATCTCAGATCAGTCAAAGGTAGTGCTTGCAAGATTCAAGAAGTAAAGAGGTGCGGCAGTATGAAAGCATATGCAAGCGAGAGCTATTATATAGGCGTTTATCTTTGCGGCAGAGAGCCTGACATATCTGCCGCTTTTAACTTCTATGCAATGCAAGCCACAAGTCTTATGAAGCAATATACCCTTGACAACGTTGACGAGAACGATATCCCCGAAGAAGTGAAAATGTGCTGCTGTGAACTTGCCGAGAATATTTTCAAGGCAGAGCAGGAGGGCGGCACTCAGGGGGTATCTTCCGAAAGCGTTGGGGGCTGGTCAAAGTCATATGAAAGCTCAGATATCCGCAGGCAGAACGCTGACAGAGCCGTTCACGATATCGTGTACAAATGGCTCAGCGGAACAGGGCTGCTTTACAGAGGGGTGAGGTAAATGCTTGCGAACAGCGATTGCACGGTGTATCTTTTTGATAAACAGACAGAGGGATTTGTGCGGAAGTATGCAGAGAAAGTTTACTGGTGTGAGAATAAGTCGGGAAGCATCGTGAAAAGCGGTATGCAGACCTCAGACAGCACAAGGGTGTATTTCTATGACGATAATGTGCCGAAAACCCCTGCAAAGGATATGCTTGTGAGAGGAAAATGCGAGTTTGAGTTCGATAATCAAACGCCGCAGAGCATATCTGAGAGCATGAAAATGTTCCGTGCAAAGTATGACTTTGTTACGGTAATGAGCATTGATGATTATATGTTCGGCGGTCTGCCACATATGGAGGTGAGCGTGAAATGAAGATAGGTCAGCCTATGGACAGCAGGGCTATCACTTGGGATAAATCCTTTGCAGGCAAGTATTCAGAACGTTTTGATAAGGCTCAAAAGTTCATTGACGCCGAGTGCATAAGGCATATGGTGAAGTATACACCTACCCTCAGCACTAATCTGAGAAAGTCTGCCACGAGAGGCACAAAAATAGGCAGCGGCAAGATACAGTATCTTGCACCTTACGCACGCTATCAGTATTACGGCAAGCTTATGGTATCCTCTGTTACAGGCTCGTCTTACGCCCGGCATGGAGAAAAGAAAGTGCTGACGGACAAAGACCTTGTTTACAGCACTTTTAAAGAGCCACTTGCAGGCAAGCTTTGGTTTGAGCGAATGAAAGCCGACAAGAAAAAGCAGATACTCAGAGGAGCGGCGGCGATAATGGGAGGCAAAGTGAAATGAACATAATCAAGCTTGTGAAAGATATTTTGCAGCAGTTTCCGAAAATATCGGAGGTCTGCAACGATATCCATATCGACTTTACCGACGATACGCCAACAAATTACGGCTTGTCCTCGACAGGCGACAGCCTTATAAGTTCTGATATTTTGGGCGGTCAGACAAGACATCATAACTTCATTCTCTATGCTGTGTATCAGTCTATGAACGACTTTGACAGAATGTCAAACAGCGGCGTACTGCTTGAATTGCAGATGTGGCTTGAAAGCTATGCAGACAAGCACCGAGATACCACGTTCACTACCACGACAGAGGACGAGGAAAGGACAGGCGTTCTTGAAAAGCTCACCTGTGCAAACGGAATGATATACGCAATACCAAATGAAAACACAAACGATACTGTGCAGTATCAGTTACAGATAGCGGCACAGTATCAGATATAAAAGGAGGAAAACATATGCCTGATTATTCATACAAGAGCGGAAAGCTCAACAGAAGTCATCTTCTGCATTATCTTGACACTACATTCGCAGCGGTCGCCTCATCACCAAGCTGGTATCTTCTCGGCAAGGACGTTGAGGACGCAAGTGTGGCACTCAACCCTGACACTTCCACAAAGAAGAATATCCTTGATGAAACCACAGTTGAGGACAACGGCTATGAGCCTGAGTTCGACCTTGACACATTCTATGCAAAGCCCGGTGACGCACTTTACGAAAAGCTCAAGGATATCATGATGAATCGTCTTACCGGTGACGCCTGCAAGACAAGCGTGCTTGAAGTCATCGTTGACAAGACCACAGGTGCGTATGACGCATGGACGGAAGATGTCATCGTCAAGCCGCAGTCTTATGGCGGACCACAGGGGGGCGTAAATATCCCGTTCAACTGCACCTTTGCAGGAAACAGAGTGAAAGGCTCTGTCACCTTTGCGGCAGGCGTGCCAACGTTTGCAAAGGCTACGGAAGAATAAATTATATGACAAACATATGAAAGCACTTCGTTCAGAGCGGAGTGCTTTTTGTTTGCCGTAATACAGAAAGGATGATAGAAATGTCAATGCAGTCAATAGATTTTAACAGCGGCAATTACAAAGAGTACGCTATAAACGGCGACGAGAACAGAGTGATAAGGATAAACGTGTCAGACGTTGGTATCATCACAAGGATACAGGACGCTATGAGCAAGGCTGACAATATCGCAGAAGAAGTGTCAGAACGTGAGAAAAAAGAGGATAAAACTCAGCTTCTCAAAGAGTATGACCAGCGTGCAAGAGAAATGGTCAATGACATATTTGGAAGCGATGTGTGTACGGCGGCACTCGGAAGCGTGAACGTGTTCTCTATGGCTTCAAACGGCAAGCCTGTGCTTGTGAACTTCCTTGAAGCGCTTCTTGTTGTGGTGGTGCAGGAGATAAAGTCAGCACAGACGGCGGCTCAGATAAAGCTTGAAGAAAAGGTGGAGAATTACATAGCTCCCGTTGTTGCTCAGCCTGCGGTCAACGTGGCGGAGCTTTCTGACGAAGACAAAAAGGCTCTGCTCAGGGAGCTGCTGAAATGATAGGCAGTTTGCCCACAGCCCTTGAAATAGGTGGCAAAGAGTATGCCATACGCTCAGATTTTCGGGTCATACTGCGGATATATTCAGCCTTTGCAGACCCTGAACTTGACGAGCGTGAAAAGTGCTATGTGTGCCTTAAATGCCTTTACGCTGAGGATATCCCACGAGAACATTTGCAGGAGGCTGTTGACAAGGCTTATTGGTTTGTAGGCGGTGGAGATGTTCCGCAGGAAAGCGTTCAGCCTGCAAAGACTATTGACTGGGAGCAGGACGAGAGTATTATTTTTCCTGCGGTGAACAAGGCGGCAGGCTTTGAAACAAGGTCTGTGGAGTATCTTCACTGGTGGACTTTTCTTGGCTATTTCAACGAGATAGGCGAGGGGCTTTTTTCGTCTGTTATAGGCATACGGCAAAAGCTTAACAAGGGCAAAAAGCTTGAAAAATACGAGCAGGAGTTTTACAGAAACCACCGCAATATGATAGACCTTAAACGAAAGCTCTCAGCAGAAGAGCAGAGGGCTGAAAACGAGGACAAAGAGTTTCTGAAACAACTGACGGGAGGTGAATGACAATGACTGACGGGTGCTTGAATTTTGACACCAACATAAACAGCGATGGCTTTGAAAAGGGCTTGAAAAGCCTTTCTGATATGGTGGGGGATATCAAGCCAAAGCTTAAAAGCCTTGCAATGGCTGTGACGGCAGCATTCTCCGTCAAGAAGCTTGTGGACTTCGGCAGGCAATCCATAGAAACAGCCTCAGACCTTGCGGAAGTTCAGAACGTTGTTGACACGGCTTTCGGTGAATCAAAGCAGAAAATGGAGGACTTCGCTGACACGGCTGTCAAGACCTATGGCATTTCAAAGCTCACCGCAAAGCAGACAGGCTCAAACTTCATGGCAATGGCGGCAGTAATGGGGCTTGCCAATGACAGTGCAAGCGATATGGCTATGGCTCTTACAGGGCTGTCTGCGGATATGGCTTCGTTTTATAACGTTGGTCAGGACGTGGCAAGCACGGCTCTGAAATCAATTTTTACAGGGGAAACTGAGACCCTCAAACAGTTCGGTATCGTTATGACGGACGCCAACTTGCAGGCGTACGCGCTTTCAAAGGGTATAACGAAGTCAACTGCCGATATGTCGCAGGCTGAAAAAGTCCAGCTGAGATACAACTACGTTATGTCACAGACGGCTCTTGCGCAGGGCGACTTTGCAAAGACGTCTGACAGCTGGGCAAACCAAACTAGAATACTCTCTGAGCAATGGAAAGAGTTCGGAGCGACTATCGGCACTGTGCTGATGAACGTTCTTCTGCCTGCTGTCAAGGCGATAAACAGTCTGCTTTCACAGCTCATAGCTTTGGCACAGGGTGCGGCGCAGGCGCTCTCAGAGGCGTTCGGTTTTGAACTAAGCAACAGTGCAGACGAGGCTCAAAGCATAGTGAAAAGCACCTCTCAGGCGGCGGATAATTACAGCGATATAGCCGACAATGCACAACAGACTCAAGAGGCACAGGAAGGATCTCTTGCAAGCTTTGACCAAATGAACAAGCTGAATGATGAGAGCAAGTCAGACAGCACTGGGATCAGCGGAGCTGGGGAGATAATGCAGCCTTCCGGGACTAGCGTTGAGGTGGATACGGGAAAGGCAGAAAGTGATGTATCTGCTTTGACGGACAGTCTTAAAAAGAAATTTGAAACTATGTTTGAGCCATTGCAAAAAGCTTGGGATAAATGCGGCAATGAGCTTGTTAAATCAATGAAGTCCAAATGGACAGAGATAGGCGGTTTGTTATCTGATGTCGGAAAATCATTTGCCGAGGTGTGGTCTAATGGAACAGGTCAGCGAATAAGCGAGGACTTGTTGGAAATATGGACAAACATAAATAATACGATAGGAAGTATTGCTAAAAATCTGCGTGCAGCCTGGAATGAAAATAACATTGGCACAAGCATAGTTCAAAACATAGCCAATGCCTACGAGGCTATGTTCAGGCACACCAACGATATAAGCAAAAAGATATCAGAATGGGCTGATGAGGTGGATTTTACACCTATTCTTACGGGCTTTAATGAATTAACAAAAGCCATTGCTCCAATCAATGATGATATAGGAAGTGGTCTGTCATGGCTCTTTGATAATGTTTTGCTCCCTATGGCGAGCTGGACCATTGAGGACGCTATACCTACATTTTTAACTACTCTAGCTGATGTTTTAGAGGGGTTAAGAAACGTTTGGGAGACGGCAGCTCCCGTGCTTAAAGAAAAGCTATGGGACGAATTTTTGCAGCCAATAGCAAAATGGTCGGCAGGTGCTTCGCTTACCATTCTCAAGGGTTTAGGCAAGGCTTTCAGAACTATATGTGAAAGCGTAGATGAAAAGAGTATCGAGGTTCTTGTTGACTTAGCAAAGGCGATGACCGCTATTTATCTTGCGGCTAAAGGAAAAGATCTGATAGAAAAATGGGGCAAATCATTATCTGGGCTTGGTACTGTTTTTCAAGACAAGCTGAAAGCTTTGGATAAACCTATAACAGCTTCGGCGGCAGAGGGAGGCACTACATTCGCAACAAAATTTATGTCAGTTGTCGGTGCAGCTGTCGCAGGATGGGAAATAGGAACAATGATCCGTGACGCCATAGGTCAAGAAAATCTTGATGATTTTTTCTTTCCTATCTTTGACGCTGTTGTTTCGGTTTGGAACTCAATAACAAACTTCTTCACAGAAACAATACCGTCGTTTTGTGAAAGTATAAAAGAAACTTTTCTCGGCTATGCCACATTTTTCTCTGACATATGGCAGGGGATAAAAGATATATTCAGCTCTGTCACTGAATGGTTTACTAATATCTTTGAAAGTGCGTGGAATGGCATAGTTTCAGTATGGTCAGGTACAGTAAACTGGTTTTCAGATGTGTGGCAGGGCATAAGAGCTGTATTTTCGTCAGTCGGGTCGTGGTTTGGAAATATTTTTTCGTCAGCTTATGACGGAATTAGGAAAGCATTTGCTACTACGGCAGAGTTTTTCAGAAATTTATGGGTAGCCATAAAAGCACCATTCAAAAAGGTTGCTGATTGGTTTAAGGATATATTCTCTAAAGCTTGGCAGGCTGTCAAAGATGTATTTAGCACAGGTGGAAAAATATTTGACGGAATAAAAGAGGGAATAGCAGGAGTTTTCACAACAGTAGTTAATGGTCTTATAGGGGGAATCAATAAGGTCATTGCTGCTCCGTTGGAATTTCTGAATGGCATTTTAAATGACATTCGTGATATTGAGATTGCTGGTTTTACGCCTTTTGATGAGATGTGGGGATATGACCCTATAACTATCCCCGAAATACCCAAACTTGCCCAAGGTGCAGTAATACCGCCGAACTCTGAATTCCTTGCAGTTCTGGGCGATCAGAAGCGTGGCACGAATATCGAGGCACCGCTGGATACTATCACACAGGCTGTTTTGCAGGCTCTTGTGTCTTACGGCGGAGCAGGCGGAAACCAGAAGATAAGCGTTACCATACCGCTTACGCTCAATGGCAGGACTATCACACAGATAGTTATTGATGATATCAACGACTATATCAAGCGCAACGGCAGGTCACCAATAAGGGCATAGGAGGTGCAGAAAATGAAAAGCAGAGGACTTATATTCGGTAGCGAAAGGGTCGCCACACCTGCGGAAGTCAGTTTTACAAATAACAAGATATGGTCGAACAATGCAGGGCGAACGGCTAACTGCAGAATGGTGGGCGATATAAGAGCCATAAAGAAAACTGTCACGCTGAAATGGTATCATCTCACAGGCGAGGAGACGGCAAAGCTCAATGAGTATATCTCCAACGTTGACAGTCCGTTTTTCAGTATCACGCTCCTTGATGAAACATTTCAGGAAAGCACCTTTGACGTTTACGCAGGCGACCCAACTTATGAAGTTTTCGGCTGGGACGAGAACAAGCAGTTCTGCAAAGGCGTTGCGGTGGACTTGATAATGCAGTAAAGGAGGCAGTCGAATTGTACCAAACAAGTGAGCTTGTGGCACAGCGTATTGAGAGTTATTGCCGTACTTGGCGGCTGTGGATAGAGAATGCAGAGGGCGTTATATCAGGTGACAGCATTATGTCAGCTGACAGCTCCATGCAGGCAACATCACTTTCAGACGACATCGAGCTGGGCGCAGTATGTTCGCAGTCTTGGACGTTACAGATAAACGATGCTGAAACACGTTTTCTCGGCAGCGAGTATGACCTTTCCTTGTACCTTGCGGACTTTACCAGCGAAACCACCTACTCCACCCTAGAAGCCTACACCTACGCTGAACTCTCAAAGCTGACAGTGGAGCAGGTGAGCAAGCTTGGAGAGGTGCTTGACGGCGAAAGAATCCCCCTGGGGCGGTTCACCTGCGTGAAGTCGAAAAAGTCGGGCGGAAATACTGAGGTTACTTTTGCAGATAGGTTGTATTTTTCTGACAAGGTCTACAAGCCCACTGTCACCCTGCCTGCATGGAGCAAAGCTATCGAGGACGATATTTGCAAGCAGTTGGGACTTCAAAACGGCAACGACTACACCATCCCTGCAAAGCTCCGTGTAAAGGGCGGTGCAAGGCTCTACGGCAAGGGTCATATCAGATTAAAGACCGCAAACTTCGACTTCAAAATATCGAGCATACCAAAAGACACCACAATGCGGCAGATGCTCAGTTACATAGCTTCGGCACAAGGCGAGTTCGGTTTTGTTGACCGATACGGCAGATACGTCCGCAAATGGTACGGCTCGAGCGTGAAGATACTGGACAACAACACTATCGACCTGCCAACACTGGGAGAACGTCCGAATATCCTCGCAGGCATTGTCTGCAAGGTCAGCGACAGCGAAACTTTGCGGCTGGGCAATACCACAGGCTCGGCAGGGCGTGTGCTGGAGTTTGAAAATCCATATATGACAATGTCGCTGCTGCGGTCATTGTGGCATAGGATAGGCGGCTTTTCGTGGTATACAACGGAGCTTTTTCACCGCCTTGGCGACCCACGATTTGACGTTGGTGACGTGATAACATACGTCAGCGAAAGCGGCGAAAGCTATGATATACCAATAACTAACATAGGATTCAATTTTGACGGCGGACTTTCAGCCGATATTTCTGCGGTGGGTCTGTCGGTGGAAGAACAGCTTTAGGAGGCGAGATAATGAACGAAAATGAGATAACAACTGTGGCTGATACGCAGGCGGAGAATACTGCCGATACAGCAGACACAGATCAGACAACGCCCACCACTGAGGAGCTTATCCAGCAGCTTACGGCGAGGGTGGCAGCACTTGAAGAAATAGTCGGCGAGGACGAATACGAGCTGAGATACTCAGGAGAGCAGACGGACGAGCTTTTAGACGGCGGTACAGCGGTGTTTCGTGCAAAGACAGCGGCACAGATAGTAAGCCTTGTGAACAGGCTCTACCCACTGTATATGCGGTGGGGGTCTTTCACGGTGAATATGAAGGTCAACGCCGACAACGGTTCCCAGTGGTCATACAATACACGCACAGGAATGATACCCTCGGGGGTCACGAACCCTGCGGTGTTTATGGTGTGCGACTGGAACAAAAAGCACTTCAAGTCGCAGAGCTTTCAATACAAAGTCGCAAGCAACGGCAGGGACATCGACTGGGAGGCATACCTTGAACACAACTCTGACCAGGGCGGCACATACGCTTTCAAGGTATACTATCTCATAGTCGGCAAAAATGCGGAAGGGGGAAGTATAGTTGGCTAGTTTCACGGAAAATCTCGGACTTAAAAAGCCCGACAGGTCGGACAGGTTCAGCATCGAGGACTTCAACGGCAATATGGATATTATCGACACTATACCCGATATGGTGAGCGGACAGAGCCTTGTGGGAGTGTCAGTGGGAGAAGCATACGGAAACATAGGTATAACAGGCATAGCGGAGGCGGTCGAAGATGAAAATATATGAGGGAACAGACGGACTAAGAGGATTAGTCAAGAAGCTTATCGAGGTCTATGACTTTAAGAAAGTTGTGTTCGAGGGCGATAATGCGAGTATTGATACACAAAATGCCACCTTTCAGCTTTGGGTAACAGATGAGCTGTTTTTAAGAGGGCAATTTTCTGATACAAATAGTAACTTTGGCTGGTGTGACTTGAGGACACAAGCATTAACTTGTCCTTGTGTAAGTACTGCACCTCGTACTGGAGATCCTAGACGTTGGGTCATTTACAAACAAAATGACCTAGTTGCTATGGGTATAGACAGTAATACCACTAGTAGACCTGGTATAAATATAATAATTGGTGAAGTAACTAACTATGAAACAGGAGAAACCGAAATAGGAATGGCCACAAGTTGTGCTGATAATAATATTCGCTTATATACAGTATTCACTGATGGGGCTACTATTAAATCTACTCCTTATAGATATTTTTGTCAGCAGAAATCGGTGACTTCACTTGCTCCTGTAGTTTCTACTGATTTAAACAAAGGTTTTACAAATGTGTATCATATACTTTCTCATATACAGGGTATATCAGATAGCTATAATAACAGTGACTATGCTGTACCTACGCAAACTATACTGCTCAATAATAAGAAATATCTGTTAAGCAGATTTGCATTTGAGATAAAGGAGTAAGATATGACAAACATAAAAACAGCGGTCTTAGCCGCTATCGGAACTATCGGGGGCGGTATTGCCGCTCTTTTTGGAGGGTGGACAAGCGCCATGACTACGCTTATCATTTTTATGGTGATAGACTATGCAACAGGCATAATAGTGGCAGGCGTATTCCACCGCTCAGGCAAGTCTAAAAGCGGAGCACTTGAAAGCAGGGCGGGCTTCAAAGGGCTGTGCCGCAAGGGTATGATACTGCTCATACTGCTTGTGGCGTGTCGGCTCGACCTTATGCTCGGCACAGGGTACATAAAAGACTGCGTGTGCATAGCGTTCGTTGTGAACGAAACGCTGTCCATAATCGAAAATGCAGGGCTTATGGGCGTACCGATACCGCAGGTACTCATAAAGGCAATAGATGTTTTAAAGGCTAAGGAGGAGAAATAATATGGGAAAAACATTTAAGGGCATTGACGTTTCACAGTTCCAGGGGAACATTGACTTTGGCAAAGTCAAAAAAAGCGGAGTTGAGTTTGTTATCATTCGTGCAGGCTTCGGCTGGTATGCACATCAGAAAGACCCATTTTTTGAGCAGAACTACAAGCGTGCAAAGGCGGCAGGGCTAAAGGTCGGTGTATACTGGTACTCTTATGCAATGTCAGAGGCAGACGCCAAGGAAGAGGCAGAAACTTGTCTGAGCATTATCAAGGGCAAGCAGTTTGAGTACCCGATATACTTCGACCTTGAGGAGTCGAGTCAGTTCAGAAAAGGCAGAGCATTTTGCGACAGTCTTGTCAAGACATTCTGCAACGCACTTGAACACGCAGGGTATTGGGCAGGACTGTATATCAGCCGTTCGCCTTTACAGCAGTACATATCTGCCTACGTCGCTAAGAGATATGCTCTTTGGGTCGCTGAGTACGGTTCACGCTGCAACTTTAGCGGCACTTATGGTATGTGGCAGTACAGTTCTACTGGTAGAGTCAGCGGTATCAGCGGCAATGTTGATATGGATATCTGCTATGTGGACTATCCTGCGAAGATCAAGGCGGCAGGGCTGAACGGCTTTAGAAAGCAGGCTGTCAGCCCGACTAGCAAGCCGTCTGCAAGCTCCACCAAGAAGACAGTGACTTATACTGTGAAGCGTGGCAATACGCTCTCTACTATCGCACAGCGTTACAAGACCACTGTGGCGAAGCTTGTCAAGGACAATGGTATCAAGAACGCTAACCTCATTTATGTGGGGCAGAAGATAAAAATCAAATAGGTAGTAAAACAGCCGACAGGGATTATTCCTTGTCGGCTGTCTTTGTGTTTAACCACTTGCAAATATAGACATATAGTGTTATAATATGATAAAAAATGCAGGCGGTGTTAATATGGAAGAAGATATTATTAAGGAAAATTTAGACATAGACGAACGAAAGAAAAATGGTGTAAAGTATATGCAGAGCGCAAATACTTTATTTAATTTTATGCCAAAAATTGAATACTTATATAAAAAACTTAAAGAAAAAAGAATTGTTCCAAGATATGTTTCTGAGGATGCTCAGTATTTGAAGGTTCCTAATTTGCAATCTTTTGAGACGCCAATGATTTGTTTTTGCGACATAAATCTTCATAAAATTTCGCCTCACGCTAGAGGCTACGGAAAGTTTAATGGTTATGGGTGCTTTGCAATAGCATTTTCTAAAGAATTTTGCTTAAGACAATCTGTACAGCCTGTACACTATATAAACGAGAATTCCGATTTCTTCAATTCATTTTCTAATGCATTAAATACAGCACTTGACTACATTAAGCAACAAGATACAGATTTGGAAATCATTTTGGACCAGTTTGTAAAAAACATTATGTATATGAAGCCCTTGGCAGGAACCCAAAATGCAGAAATAAAAAATTTTCACGACGAACAAGAGTGGCGTTTTGTACCAGATCTTAGTCAAAGTGATATGCCATCATTCTTGATTAATAAAGGAATTTTGTCTTGTAAAGAAACTCTTTATAAATATAATAAGGCTATTGAAAAATTAGCAGAAGCAGAAACTGGCAACGGCACCAAAGATACACATAATATATGTTTTAAATTTGAATATTCAGATATTAAGTATTTGATAATTGATAGAGAAAAAAATCGTACTGAATTCATAAAATGGATTATGCAATTAAAAAATGATGAAAATTGTTCTGATGAAGATTGTATAGATCTCGTTTCAAAAATCAGAGTGCTTGATACGATAGAGGAGGATGCTTAATATGCTTATAAAACAACTCAAGGATAGTATAGAAAAAGGAACGGCGGAGAGCGTAATTCCGAAAGAATTATTAGAGGTTTTCAACGATGAGTTGCCCAAGGGAATAGGGTATAGGGCTATCGATTCAGAACACTTAGCTATTGATTTTTGTAAGACAGAGAATACTATAACAATTTTTCAAAATGAGAACCGTGCTTTCTTTGACAAATATAATAAATATTTCAAGAACGGAGAAGATATTTTAAAAATTGCCCGTATGACCCAAACCCCGCTTAATGTTCAAAACACTAAAACAGTATACAAAGATAAAGAAATAGATTTAAAATATATATTTAGAAATATCTGTAACGATAATATTGTAAAACCAATAGGAGTTCTCGAACCTAAAAGTTTGCCTGAAATATGCTTGAAGTTGTCGGACAGTCAAGATGAAAGCATTTCTGCTGACGTTCATTTGCAAATGCAACGTTGTGATAACGTTGAACGTTGCACTTATTCTAATTCTGATAAGAATGAGGTAATGTGCGTTAATATGGAAATAGATACAGAATATGCAAATGTTGAGTTGTACAATATTTCCCTTCATATATACATTGGCATTAAGAAAGCAAAAAGTGTCAAAGAGGTAGTTAACGCTTATAAGCTGTATGAAGCTCTAATAAATAATCGCCTTCTTATCAATGGTAAACCTTTTATTTACACAAACGGTGTTGATGAAGATAAGTTTAAAGGTGTTCAATTAGGGCTAGATTTATACAAAAAATTAGAAATTTTAGAAGAAGCGTTAAGTGTTCAGTTTATTCCTTCAATCGAGACGGAAGTGGAAGAATTATATTATGTAAATTGGCTATATTCTTCTCTTGTTGAAAAGAAACCATTTATTGAAAAAGCTGCAATAAATAATATAGTGGCTACCAAGTCTGATAATAGAGACCTCATTAAAGAGGAAAGTAAAGGACAACTATTCGCCTTCTGTCTTAATGGAAAATTGGAACTAACAATATTCGGTCAGGATATAACAGTATATTACATTAGAATTCATGATAAACTAAAGATAAAAGGATTTGAGCCAATGGATAATGAAGAAGTAAAAATACTGTTTGATGATGACGAAAACAAAAATCAAGCTGTGTATATGTTATATAGAACCGAACAAGAGCTAGATGATGTCGTAAGTGACGATAATTTTATTGGAGAAATCATGTCTTTGGATAAAAATGATTATACAACTTTTTAAAGTCCGCCCCACCAAGCTGCGAGATAATGACCTTAGCCAAAGCAGGATTAGGATTAGCGATCTTAACGGGGTATTGCAGCTTTTTTTCATATTGCCACATTAGTCAACACTCCTTTCCCACGGAAAAGGTGATGTTAC